CTAAACTTTCGGAAATTGCCATCGCATCCGAGATTTTGAGTGTTGTGTTATTAGCCAGTTGCTCGGAAATTGGTAGGCTATCATCTTCGGGTTTCTCGACCGGCTTTGTCTTACTTTCATCATCGGCAAGATAATCCTTAACTACACCCTCACGAATTAGAGCCTTGGCCCCGGCATCAGGAAGATTGACAACCTGACCAACAACAAACACCTTATCATTATGTCTGACTGTTCCTTGTAAAATTTCAACTTTCATTCGTTATCACCTCCTTACAATCCACTATGACAGGCAGTTCTCCATTTAATCATCCCCCACCACACTTCTATAGTAACATCGTAGACCAGACTAGAATCGGCAAAAGGTGTAGCAGAGTCAGTTAGAGACTTGACCACAGCCATTGCCCTATCCTCTGCAAACGCAATACTGTCTGTCTTGAAAAGCCCGACCGCTTTCGCTACCGCCTCTGCAATAGAGATTGTATCGGTTTTACCGAGATTAACATTTTTGGTAATTTCCTCTGCAAATGTCTGATTATCAACGAGTCCCAAGACAACCGCAATTTTGGAAATGGATTCGGCAAAACTTATGCTACCAACCAAAAACGGCCTGATTGCCTTCACTAACGTTTCTGCGATACTCTGGGAATCGACTGGTGCCCTGATATAATCAGCCACCCTGGCAGAACTCTCCGCAATACTCTGGGCATCAGAGACCCCGAGAGAGGCCACATTGGCCAGCGCTTCGGAGATCGGTACGCTTTCAGAAAAAGGTTTTATAACAGTTTTAGCCAGCACTTCAGAGACAGCGATTGAATCGGACTTTACAAGTCCTACATCCTTCGCTTCCCCTTCAATAAGGGATAGGCCGTCAGATAGTTCTTCGCCAAAATCAGTCATAATTTACTCCTACCCAAGTACAACTCTAACTTTCTCAGAGATACCTACTCGATCACCCAACGCCTTGGTATCAACCAGTTCAACAATTTCGTAGCCTAATTGAATGTTAACATCTCCTGTATTATCAAGTTTTCCAATTAACGCTGTGTTTTCTGGAAGAGTCCAGTAAGCACCAATGAAATTCAAATTCCACATTGATCCGTATTGAGGCATCGAGTTCTTGAACTTCTCAGCACCACCGGTCCCCTCTAAGAACGAAACTACCCTCTGGTCAGCACCAACGTTATTAACCATCAAAATCTTCATCTTAATGGCTCTACCAGTCCCTGGTGCGGCCAAAACGGAAGTTTCTCCCGAAGCAGTAAGATTTGCGGTTACTGGATAAAGAGCATCGTCTTGGTTAGCAACCGCAGTTACTACCTCACCAGTCCGTGCGGTTTTCCTAAACTTAGCATATTCTTTACCACGCAACCCCTTAGGGACGCCTATTTCTAGACCATCTATTTTTAACGCCATAAATAATTCACCTCCTTAACTTTTTGTGTTTAACGTGTCCGCAATTCAGAGGCGACTGCTTGACACTTTCAGTCACTATTACTCTGTATATCCGCCTACTTTCTTAGGCTTTTCATCACTGATGTACACAATTACTTTGCTTTTCGACGCATCACATTCAGTTGTTGGATCGAAAAGACACTTTTCAATCTCATCTGAATCTCTGGTTAGAATAGCACCACCTGTGTCGGCAGCATTAGCACCGTGTTCCGATTCAACCGTGGTTGACCAAGGAATGCTCTGCAAACCTAACTTGTCAGTGATACCAACCGAAATAGTCTCCGTGTCAGCCACCGCATAGACCGGCAACTGGATGGAAGAAATCGTCTTGAACGCTTTTACTCCCGCCACGGTACTAGCCCCGCTGGACGCAATGGTATCGGTAATGGCCTCACCACGGATGTTAGTCCCAGTGACAACCACATCGCCAGTTACATTACCATCCCCACCAGTAACACTTACAAGTCTCGGAAAGTCAGGATCCGTGATTCCGGTTGAAACCGTCTGCGCCGCAGTCGTCAACAGAGTAGCGGCCAAAACATCATCCGCTCCCGGAGCATCCGGTGCAGTCCATTTCTGAACCACCAAATAATGCTTTCCCATAAACTTGTGCCCTACAAAAGTAGCCCACTTGTTCTTGATAATCATTGTTGCTTTTCACCTCCTTTCAAGGGTCAACACCTTTTTCGGATTGGGATATTTAATCGGGTATTGATTAGCTCACCGACCCCACCCCGTTATCAAGGTTAATTATTAACTTACAACTGTCGTGTAGAGGTATCCCGCGGATGCCGCTACAATCTTCTCATCCCTGATCTCACCTGCCTCGAAGAAATCACCTTCTCGCCCTTCCTCCCTCCATTTCTTGGTCCTAAAACCTCTACTCTGGAACTGATAACCAAATGACACTTTCTTCAGACCGGGAGAAGGCTCAGCGTAAAGCAGAGCGACTTTCTTACCCCAGATATAACCGATTGATTCGGAGGCACCCTCCTGTGAACTGTCATAAAGTGCCATACCCACAACAATCTTACTCAACTCAAACACAGAGGCAATTATATCCGTAGTAATAACCCCCTTCATTACATACTTGATTCGTTCCAGAATGTCCGGATGGTCAAGAAGTTTCAGATAGACCTCATAACCAATAACCATAACATTCGGCAATTTCCCTGACGCAGCGTGAACGGTTGCTCTTGCTGTTCGCACATCACCAATAGGATCACTACCAGCGTAGTCGTCCCATTGATTGCTTCCAGATAAAGCAGAGGTTTGAGTACCATAAGTGCCAGCTGCAAAAGCAAGGTCTGCCACTCGTTTCTCTCGCCCTAATTGAACCATTTCTACTATGTTCTCAGTCATATCCACGTCCATATTTAGAGGTTTATCGGCATTATTCCTAACCCTGTCCGGAAGAAGGTCTTTCAACGCATATTCCTCGCAAGCATAGGTATCAGTACCAACATTCCACTCCACCTCGTTCGCTTCGGCACCAGCAGCCCGCTTGGACTGAGGAAGCCTCCAATTACGAGTGTATGTGTAGTAGAAATCCGACTCCTTTTTAACAGGAACTACAGGCATAACTGAATCTGCAATCAACTCATCATTAGCATATCGCACAGAAACGCCAGTCAAAACGGCATTATTGTGGACATCATTAACCAACGGATTCGCAAATTCCATTCCCATATTTAATTCACCCCCTTTCAATAAATTAACAATAAATTCCAACCTTAGTTGGACTCGTCCGCCTGTGCAACACCACCGGGAGTCAATAGAATCTCGATGATACCGTTATTACCGGCCGCATTATCTTCCAATGCGATACCGATAACCGACTTCTGGTCACCATCGGCTGGCGTACCCTTTCCGCTGGAAGACATGATCTTCTCCCCAGCGTCACAAGTAGCAGCCATCACAATCTTAGAGGTCCCACCTATAACCACATTAGCAGCCTCACCATCTGCGGGTTCGTTTTGGAGGATTCCAATAACGTGAGTTCCCTCAGCGGCGGGAGTGCCTGCGACTATAACGGTGTTGCTTGTTCCTAACTCAATCATCACAGCATAATACTGTGAGGATGACAGGTCTTCACCTGAGAGTAAGGTCTTTACAATCTGATTTGATGCTTGGCTCATTATTTACTTCACCACCTTTCATAAAGGTATAACTAAATCGGGATTTTTTTCCTTGAATTTCCTATAGAGGTCAATCTTCGAATAACTCCGGCTTACTACCTTGTAGGCTTTTAACAGCCTCCCCGTAAGTCTGAGCTTGTCCTTTTTCAATCATCTGATCTGCCAGCTTCTCAACCTTAGCAGCGTTATCACTGGAATCGTCGCCACCATCACCACCCTGTTCCGTAAAGAGCTTCGAAGAAACCTTCGGTAGTTCTTTCAAAAACTCGGCGAATAGTTTGGCGCTTTTCGGAGTAGAAGCCATCAGAATACTAATAGCTGCCTTCTCATTCTTCGGCAGAAGAACACCATCGAGATTGCTCTCAGAGAATACATATCCTTGCACCTCAGCAGTAACTTCCTTGAAGCGAAGTTTCTTTTTTACCACGCCCATCTCCGACTTTAGTTCGTTCATCTGCTTAGAATGCTCGGCCTTGGAGATAAATCGCTCACTAGCCTTTACCTTGTCATCATCATCGTCCCCATCATCATCATCACCATCGTTGTCATCCCCGTCACCATCGTCATCTCCGTCATTTCCTCCTGCGTCCTCAGCCTCCTTAGCGAGTTCTGATTTGGCTTCCTCGAAAGCTGCTTTTTCTTCATCAGCGGCATCCTCGGCAAGCTCGAAATCAGCGTCTTCAGCTAATTGTACTTTGAGTTCGTCTTTGGTCATTGCTTCTGTGTCACCTCCTTTCGGATCTTCGGAACCAGTAAACCCCGCATACATATTTTCAGATAATTGGACCGGAGCTAGAGACTTGAAATAGGGACGATTGGTCAGCGCCCCACCAATGAGAACATTCTCAAAGTTTTCGTGAGTCTCCATATCCTCGTAATCGAAATCAAATTCGGGACTAAAATATTTAAAAATACCATCCGTAACCAATTGCTTACCTAACTTCGTCCATTCAATATTGGCCTTTAGCTTCGCCTTACCATCCTCTACAACCTTCATAAGACTCTTGTACCAACCAGCCGCACCCTTTTCCGGCATATGCTCTTGATCAATGGCTAAGTCTACTTTACGAATACCATCATCGAAAGATTGTACAAATTTATCAATATCACCCTCGGTAATACGAATGGTGCCATATTGCGGGTGTTCCCATACACCCTCCTGCAATACCTCAATCTCAGTTGTTTTTTCTTTGAAAGTCCGACCTGCGAGGTCTATTTGTGGAACTAGAGTTTTCAATGCCATTCTTTATACCCCCCTTCAGGTTAAATTAAAACTCGTAAAGAGTCAATGCGCCTTACCGTTAATCTTTCTCAAAACTTCCGTATTTTCCTTAGTAGCCTCCCTCAAACCGTTTAGAGATTCCCTATGGCTAACGAACGCTGCCGTATTTTTATCTACAGTATCCCTTAGCATATCCGTGGTTTCCCGCCCCATATCCATCAGATCCTTACGACCACCAGCCGAATCCTCTCTCCAACATTTAAAAAGATAAGCAATAACTCCTGCAAGCACAAACGCAAACCCTGCAAAGCCGTACTGGACAAGGTCGCTCCCTATAATCGTTTCCATCACGTCTTGGTACCCCCTTCGTCAAAGACCCCAATTCCATAAGGCATTCTCCTCTTACCCGATCCCGGTAACGGATACTCCAAATCCTTGAACTCCCAAGGCGGTACTGCTGTCTGTGGTCTTAATCCCGCCGGTATCCCAGTATACGGAGGCGGAGTTTCTTCCTCTTTCGTAATCGCCACCCAAATACAACGACAACCGAAATGAACCGTTCCGGGTTTATATTCTGAGAACGCTTTATCCTCAACCCCAATAACTCGCCCATCCATACTTCGACAATAATTACAGGTACCACCACGCACTCCAGGAACTCCATCCAAAATAGCCGACCATTGATAACCGTAAATATCATTATCGAATGATTTAAAAGTAAATGCTCTACCGTTATTGATTTTCTCAGAGGTAATCAAAGATGCGGTAGCAGGAACATTCTTCTTGGTAAATGTCTCAAATCTAACCCGCACATTCTCCAACGCTTCCACATCAGTCACCTCGGTATCCATCATTCCAATCGCTGCAATTCCTTTCAACTCATCCATCAGTTGCTTCTCGTGGCGATTAGCAAGGAAAAACGCCCTCTCGGTTATTCGCTTTGTTTCTTCAATCGTAGTCGCTGGGGCTGGCTTCCTGATCTCATAACTTGATTTCAATTTTCCATATTCGAACAACTTCTTAATTTGCTCTACGAAAACCCGTGTATATATACCTTTCAACATCCAAGAAATTTTGTGAAGGTCAGCATAGTCACCCCTTCTTATCGCATCCTCGAACCTTGGCAGGATCCGTGCCTTTTCCCTAGTAAGAACCGACATCATTTTATTAACGACTTCCCGCTCTGCCATGTCCATATAATCACGAATCTCGTCAAACTTGACCCGCTGCTCTACCTTCGTCAACTCCCGATGATATGTAAACGTCTTTTTCTTTTTATTTTTCTCTCCAAACTGTTCATCCTCATCTTCATCCAAATCATCACCAGGCTTTTTCCTAGGTTGTGCACGGTCTTGCACATCCCCTTCCTCAATCTCCTCCCGCTCAGGCAATTTCAAAACCTTACGAAGATATTCCTCTAACTGATCATCAGGAGTAAGCGCACCAGAGAATGTAAGAGTCTGAATAGCAGTTGAAAGTTCCTCAACATTCTTCATCCCCAAATCAGCGTGAGTTAATTTAGGATATTCATCAACCGTCCAGTTGTAATCCACCAGTTTAACGATCTCTTTATTAATATCATCCTCAATACTTTTCGCCTGAGCATCCAATGCAGAAAGGAAAAACTGCGTCTGTTCCTTGGAGAGAGCATAGCTCCCAGCACTACTACTACCAAGATCAGCAAATTGAGCTAGAACCGATTTTAAAATCTCACGGGTGTGATGCTCAAGCATCGTCTGCGGATCTCTTAGCCCGCTGTTCTTCATATCCATCATCTCGACATTCCATCCCGTCTTTTTCAAAACAAAAGCCCTCTCGTGGCCTCTGAGGTTCTTACCCATCTTCTCGGCATCATCATAGTCATCATCAGAAAAACCATCAGGTAAGGTAATAACTGGAATACCAATACCCAATCGCTCTTGAGCCACGGCGTCAATTTTGTAGTATTTGTCCCTAAAAAACCAATGCTTGTAGGCTTGACGAAGAATAGAAGTCCCGAGGTAGTTATCGCCCTCTCGACGGTGGGTAAATACCATTAATTTCTCTACTGGAATTTCAATCTCTTGGAAGTTTTCCCCCTTGTACGCCCGTTGAGTGATACTCTCCAATTCCCCGATGTTACCGATATTCCACTTCTCAATTGTTTTCGGAAGCCGTGGCGCCCATTTACGCCAGCCGATTTTCCCATCCTCACCAATTTTATAAATAACCTCAAAGACCATACACCCATATGGAAGCATCAAAAGAATTTGCCGGAGGGTTTCTTCCCACGGCAGTTGCAACCCGTTAAACAAATTGTCCTCTATGAAATCTCTAATCTCGATATCTTGGGATTCTTCAGAGGCTGGTTCGATGCTCCACTCAGCGGAACGGATGGGGAGCTCGCACATCAAGAGGGCTGCTTGGACAGTAGCATCTGACCACCGCATTTTATCAACGGTTGTATAAAGGGTAGACCCCTTCAAATTTGAAACGTATTCGTCTGTATCTATAACACCCTGGAAGTTAGTAGTGCCGGAAGCACCAATCTCTGGCTTAGTGGATTTTCTTGAGGCAAATTTCTTGGTTTTCTTTTTCTCAACTGCCATTGTTACTCCTTAACTAGAATACTTTATCCATAATGCCTGACGTAATAGGACGATCCTTTTTGGGAATATCTTTCGCATCAGGTTCAGCCAAAGAGCCTGTTGACAGTCTATCAAGTCCTAACATAGCGTAGTTGGTAGCCATAGTCAAGTGATCGGACCCTAGCTTTTTATAAACCCAGACAACCCTACCATCTGCTTTTTCCTCCTTATCCTTAGCCCAATTACAGAGATGCCGAATAAGAAGGTCGACCTCAGATGACAGTCTCGGCAGAACGGCATCTCCAGTAACAAACTTATCTGCCATACTGTCGAGTGTATCCATTTTGTTAGCGATAACTCGATACTCTTTCTTCTCACTATCTTTATACCATTTTACAGCCTCCTTTTGCGAGGAGCTATAATAAACTAACCAAACCTTGGCTGGATACATCGCCGAGAGTTTACGAGCCGTATTCTTGTAGGGCATCGCATCAATCAAACAAAACCTCACACCATAGGCATCAATCAAATTAGGTACATCTTTTTCCAAATTGGTCGATGTTCCAACGTACACTAGACGCACCCCACCCTCCCGCTCCTTAACCCAAATAACAATGTGATTTATATCCCCTTGGTCAACCCCCATAATCGTATTCCTGGCCGAAGGTTGAATCTCGTACTTATTCTGGATACAAGATAAAAGCAAGTCTCTATTTAGTGGTTGGTTTTCACCACCATAAGCCTCACCCAAACAAAAATTATAAAAATCCTTAATCCCTGAAAGCTGGGCAGTAGGCCGGATTCGACTAGATTCCTCTTTTCTCAAAATATCGGTAGCTGAAATCCACGGAGCCATCATTTGGGTAATGTGGTAGCCGGACACGCCCCAGTCCTCATCACCAGTTACCACCCACTCACCCTGTCTACGAGCATCATCGGTAATCGTGGCCAAACAGTGGACACAAGCATAACGGGCCTCCTTGGTATTACCCTTAATTGAATCCGGATACTTCAAAATCTGCTTCTCTTTACACTTTAGACATTTTATAAACCATTCCTTTTTATCAGAGCGCTCAAAGAGATAATCAATACCAAACTCCGGTATGGTTGGTGTGGAAAGTGCTAAAAAGAATTTATGCTTAGAATGGGACATCCGCTCTTTATACATTTCGATAATATTCGGTTTTGAAAAATCAGTTTCATCATGAATATTAAAATCGGAGTCCACCGCAATCGCCTGTCGCTCAGACCACGCCCCCCTAAAATAGACAAACGAGTTCCCCAATTGCTTCAAGCCAACACTGTCAACCTCCCCACTGATAATACGGGTCAGGTGGGGTGAGGCTTGGATCATCGGATTTATTCTGGCTCTAGAGAAATCACTAACATCAGAGGCGGTGGGGAATGTGTAAATAATTGAAACGTTATTAGTATCAGCAAACCACAACGCCCGTATCATTGCATAGGTGGTGATACCAATCTGGGCCCCCTTCTTAATAACCATATTCTGAGAGGCGTCCTTATAGATACCAATTAAATACTGGTGATCATACCAATCAAGCTTCTCTCCTTTCGGAGTAAAGATGTTATCATCGGCCCAGTGAAGCAAATACTTATTTTTTAGATACTGCTTTACTTCCTGTTTTCGGTTTTGCTCTAAGTCCTTTTTCAAAGGCATCGTTAATTGCTTTCTCCAAAGCCTCAGATATTCCCTCGGCTTTTAATCCAAGATCACCGCTAACCTGCATCTGTTTGGGATAGAGTTCACGCTCTGCCTTCAACCCCTCAGACACCATTTTTAACAGGTTTCCAACACTGATTACATTATTATTGAGATACTTAATCAGCTTCTCAGTATTAACATTACCATCGTGATCTATTCCAATTTCATCCAGCAAACTCTTGAGATATTTTAAACCGCCAGCCTGAAGAAACCGAGCGACCTTCGCGTGCCTTTTAATTAGATCTTTGACAGAGCCTTCTGTCTCCTCAATAGCGACCTTTTCCGCCTCTCCCCAAATCCTATCCTTCTCACCCACCCAGCCTTCGTTAGCCGACACTTTTCTAACCGCACTGTAACTAATCCCATATGTATTCGAAACATCACGTAGGGACATCCCCTTCGTGGCTAAATACTCCTGCTTTGCTTTTCCCCAGTCAATCTTAGGTTTTCCTGCCATCTCACTTATTTGCGTCCTCCAACCAGTCCATTATCATCTTCGCCAAAGGATCAATCGAACCATTGAAATTAAACCCAACAACAGAATAACTAAAGTTCTCCGGCTGACGCTCAAAATCCCCTTCGTTCGAGACACTCGGCTTCCCATCCTTATCGACAGCATACTCCCTTGTAGTTGAAACATTTACGGATATTTTCATTCTTTATCACCCCCTAAAATAAGATACCAGTTGTTCAATGACTGTTCAAGTTTGAATAATTTCATATAGATACAAGCTTCATACCATAATCATCTATACCCTTTGGAATCTTTATCCCTTTTTTCAAAATTAGCTTATTATATTTGAACCCTCGGTAATCTACTAGATGCTGCCATCTTCCCCATTTCCAAACTATCTTAGTAACATCCGGGTGCTGCTCTCGTAATGACTTCGCCATTTTTAACCTGCCATCTGCTCCTTTTAATTTATACAGCTCCTCTGTATTACCACCCTTCATAAGCATCGTCACCATCTTCTCGCAAAGGAAAGCATAGAACAGCATCGTACACCAGCCATCCTTTAGTACTCGTATTGACAAGTCAGTATCTTCATTATATCTACCACGCCACCTGTAGGGGATGTCATTCTTAATCAAAATACATGAATATATTCTTGTATTCAGTATCAATGGCATCTTTCTTGCGCCCATCCCAAAAAAGTGATACTGGAACCCTGCTAAAGCTACATTCTCATATCTGTTCGTGAGGTCTTCGGCTGCTTTGAAAATTGTCCCATCACCTACTCGTACTCGTAAATCATTATAAAGTCTATAAAAGCTCCGTATATTATCATCTAAAATCCAATGCTTCTCGGCACCTTGCTTGATAGAGTGTTCCCACACCCAATTTCTGGCAGGAATTGAACCTTGTCCCAAATTACTAAAAGGTAAAACTAAAATCTTCTGTGGATCAATAACTTTCGCATAATCATCATACTCCTGAGGCTCTATAACGATATGATAGGGTATTTTTAACTTCTCGAATGCCTTAGATGTTAATCTGCTCTCCCATCTACCTTTTGAGATTATATATACGGGATACTCAGGATTCACTTCTAATCCCCAAAGATTTCATATCACGTTTTTCCTTCTTCGGGTACCACAGATATTTTGTTTTCTTTGTTAATTTCTGTTTAATTAACTCGGCAAAAGCATCAACGGCTTTTTGATCTTCGAAATGGATTGATATTGATTTATAGGAATCAAAAATCTTATTACCTTTATACTCAGGCATACCATTCCAAATTTCTTCGTAGTCTTCCTCAGTTGTTCCGGGATTGTAGAGTTTTAATTCCCATTCTTCTAAACCAGAAAGGGAAACATCAATATCCAAATCTTCACTGCTCAACTCATAAACCATCTTTTCCAGCTTTTCGATATCCCATTTACCACCGATTCGGTTAAGAGCAATGTTTAGAACGGCCTCTTTAGTCCTACTGAGGTTAACCTCAACAATATCGACCTCCTCTTTACCCAGCTTCTTTAGAGCACGCCACGACATATTGCCACCTACAATGGTCGGGATCTTCTCCTCCTCTTTGAAGCTGGGATCATCTCGAAGATTAACTGTTAATGGTTTAACAAGACCAAATTCATCAATTGATTTTATTAACTTTTTAAACTGCCCCGTTTCTATCTCCCGAGGGTTTTCGGGATATAAATATACACTATCAATTGGAACGGTTTTAATTATCATTTTCTACCTCTGGAGCATCACCCTTCACATGTGCATTCAAGAACATTTTCAAGTCCTTAGCAACAGTCGAATCAAGATCAAACTCTAAATAACTACACCAATGCCTCTCCAATTCACCCGAACCACCAAGCCGCTTTTTTTCCTCTCGAAACTTCAACTTCAACTTATTATCGTCAATCGAGATATCATAATAAGCCCGTTTAATTCCTTTTTTGAACTTCTCGGTTTTCTCATTAAACCAGTTAGCAAAAATCTTAGGATTATCTCTAAACGGAATTGTCATTTTTAGTACCCCCTTTCTCATTCCAACACACGCCAATCAGAAATTGCTCTTTCCTATCGACTAAATGGGATGGTCTGCTAGCAATGGGCTTAATTACCACCTTCGAAAAAGCCTGTTTTAGAAACTTCTTGAAAGTATTCTCATTGTACATAACCCGATGCTCAATAATATCTTCTGGCGGCATACAATCATCTGGAACACTAAAGATTGCCTGACCACCTTTTCCGATAATCTTAGAAACTTCCTTAATTAGTTTCAATCGTGGCCCATCATCCATATGCTCCAAAAGCTCAAGTCCGACAACCACATCATAACCAGTTTCTTTTATCGGCGGTACGTCCCTTCTCTCGGCCTCAAGACCCATTTCACCCAATGCGTCAACTGCTACTTGGGATATGTCAAGACCCTTGTAATGTACTTTGCTGTGATCTTTCAGTAGCACCTCGGCAAACTTACCAACTCCGCATCCTAACTCCAAAACCCTTGCGTCACTTTTCAACTCTTTCAAGATTTCTTTCGAGATACAAGCTATCTTTTCCGGATAGGTTCTCCAATTCTTTACCGTCCCCTCCTTTGTGTAAATACCGTCCCAATGCTCTTGAGTATTAACATTCTTGAAATCCAGCGGGTGGATTCCCAAAATCTTTCGTGAGTTTGGATATTCATCCCTGAGATACATTTTTGTTTTTACCATTGCCTCACGAATGTATGCCTTTACACTAGGCTTGTGCTGTTGAACCCAATCAAAACTGGTAACAACTGTCTTGGAGACGTGGCCCAGTTTAATAGCTGGATGCGCCCATATTTTGAACCCGTGATCTTTCTTCGCCTGTAGGCAGAAGTTCAAATCCTCGGAGAACCCGCCATCCCAATGACACATTGGCTGTTTCATTGCTTCCAAAACATATCGTGGGATAAGCATAAAGCCCATCCCGGCACCATCAACCTCAAATGGTTCATTGCCCCACTCCATGAAAATATTGTAGCAACCCGCCTGTAAGTCCAGTTTCTTGATAACCGGCAAATGCGGCTTACCTTTCGTGAAATAAATCCCGGTAACAATATCAACCTGCGGGTGTTGAAGCGTTTTATAGGCAATCTCCAAACTGTCCGGCTCCCAAATCATATCGGAGTCAACGAACAAGAGGCAGTTAGAATCCGATTTCAGGAAATTCTTAATAATGGAATTTCTGGCAATATGGTGAACTTTAGCTGTGGTAACTATTTGGTAGTTACAGGGACTTTTACCGAACATTTGAAATAGAGATTCGATAAACTCGTAGTGGAATGTAGTATCTGAACCACGTGGAAGTCCAATAGCTATTCTCTCAATTGATGGAATAATTGGTTTGTTTTTTGTCATAGTTATGATTCCTCAAATATCTCGTCATCATTAAATCTTCTTAAGAACATGAAGAGCTTTTTCTTTATCCGGTATACAGATGTATGAAAGCCCTTCGTATCCTCAATCACAAACATCTTTCTTTTTTTATCCCAATACCCAAAGTCAGCTGTATAGGTAATTGGTCGAACTCTCTTACCCTTATAATCGAACCCTTCTTGAAGTACAGTTTTTGGTTGCTGTTCCAAATTTTCAATCTCTCCCGCCTTCTCTAGCAAAGTCAATTCGTCACATCTTCGAGCTTCTTTTTTGGAAGCATGTTTATGTTTCTGATTACAAATTGTTGCTATCGACCCGTATTTCATTCCTTTTTCGCTTTCTTCACCTTCTTCACCTTTTTCGGTTCATCCGGAGAGGTAACTATCAACTCCCCCTGTCCAATGTCAATCTTCGAATATTTAAACATTTCCGGATCTATACTAAGCCTTTTGAAAACAGAACCGATTAAAAAGGCTTTGTAGTAGGAGGTCACGGCGTTGAGTAACTCCTGCTGAATGTTGGCAACAGAAAGAAGGTTACCCAGCTTATCTGACTCACGTTTTGACAGACCATATTTCTTTTCAGCCATAAAAAATCACCCGCTTTCTAATTTGATCAAACCCTCTATAATTTCCAATACTTCACTAATAGTTTTTTTATTACCCTTGCTTTTACTAAGAGTAGCCATCATTTTATCGTGGTCATCTCCCGGTTTGATAATCGCCGTCTTTTTCTCCAAATGCACAATATTGATTTCAACTTCAATCAGTTGCGCCAGAGCTGAATCGTGGTGTTTTTCTAGAGTTTCTTTTCTCGTTAACATTTCGGTTTAATTATCACCTTCGATCTGATTAACACAAGGTATTGAACCGCCCAAACCAATAATATCGTCTATTAGCCCTTGACTATGAATACACCGCTCACACTTATCTAATTGATACTCATACCTCATCAGTTTCAAAAAAAGACAAGATGATAGGGATGTCATCAGAAGCCCGTATATAATTATCAGTGCCAAAATAAATTTATTCATAATATATCTTATCCATGCCTCACAACACGGCACCGGCTGTCCCCGTATATAAAGTCTTTTCGTGAGCCGTAGAGCTCGCACAATTTACAATCTGGTTTGATTCTCATTTTCCTACTATCAAAGCTGTGTAAAGCTCGCCCTCCTCATTCTCGCTCACCCCTATACAAGCCGATGAAGCGTCCATCAATAAAATATGCTTATGCATTGGGCTTTCAACCCATCCGTTAATTACCCCTTGCGGTGTGTTAAAGTCTTTAGCAAGGTTCTCCCCCATACCCTCACAGTCGGGGCAGTATTGGGTTGCCGTGTAATCGTGATAAATACTATTCGGGCCGATATGTCCCCATTCCTTTTGAGCCTCGTAAGACCTAATAACCGCTAACCCGCAAAGCTCGCCGTCCTCGGCGAATGGTTGGAGTCCCTGTTCTTCTCGGTAGTCGTTTACAAGCTCCCACAAAGCACCTCGCCAATTAGAAGTTTGAACGCTCCGTTCATAATCCCCCCCAAGTCGCAAAGCCCAGAAAACCACACAACCCATAAGAAACGATATCGCTATCATAAATACTATTTCTATATCGCTATATTTTCCTGTAGCTTTAATGGTTTTCATCCAATCTGCTCCATTATCCCCAGTACCTTTGCTGGGTAGTTCGGGTTAACCGTCCCGTTGTAAACCCACAAAATCTCTTCGGAAGTCATCCCTTCTCTCCAAGCTCGATGTTTCGACTTCCCCGCTATCGCCTGTCCTACATATCTAATCGCTTCGTCAAAGTTTTCAAACTCCCTGTAGAGAAAGCCGAAAGGATTGTTACCCCTCTGGAACTTCCCCCCCGTGGACTCAATAAAGCCAATCGCTACTAAGAGTCGAAAGTCCAATCCGTTTTCATCGGCCACCTCCACAAAGGTTTCAGCGTGGTCTTTTAAAGGGCAACTATACTTCTCGTAAAACTCCTCAACTGCTAAAACCCGATCGTCCACTTCCACAACCACAGGAGTATCAGTAGTAACATCCCCATCATTACAGCCGTCAAAATTGTCCAACTGGTTTCGTTTTCCCAATCCATAATAAATTGTTAGGGCAGTCAGCACAAGTACGGTTAAAAGCCGTTTAGTACTCATAGTTCCTGCGAGCTAGCAGTCCTATATACAGGTTGGGCGGTTAATCACCTATCCCATCCTGACGGGTTTTCGGTTTGAAAATGGTTGCCCCGAGTGGCTATCTCGTGACTTTACCCCGTAAACCATCTTCACCTTCGCTAGCCCGCAGGTAGGAAGTAGCAAGCCCTGCCCAGTACTTGCTACCTCTTACCCGTTGGTTAGCCCCTGAGGGCTAGGAGCGACCAGCGGTCACTCCAGCCCCCTACCTTGGGGCTGAGATTACTCTCAGCCCTCAAAGGCTAAATTGACATTTTCCTACAATAAGGACATAGTAATATTGACACTATCATCTTACACGACTTGCATTTGTGCGGTCTCTCCCATTCAGGCTTTTTCGATTTCTTTTCTTTCTTATTCTTGTCACGCATAATTTCATTTTTCGGGTGGTATCCCCTCGGCTTCGCAAACAACCTCTCATCAGCTTCGTCATTATTTTCAAAAAACGGGTGACATTCCCAGCAAAGTAACCTTGTTCTCTCAAAGGTGTGTTCTGCCTTCCCGCTACTTCGTCTGGGTCGGTGATGAAAACTAAGGCTAAACCAGCTTCCATCGTTTTCACATCTCGTAATACCCTTCTCCTTATAAATTTCAATGAGCTTGTCTTTCTCCTCAAACCATTCCCTAGTCTTCTTCCCTATTCTTTTCACACGCCCTTGATTACTACCCAGCAATCATCACAGTAAACCTTCTCCCTAGGCTTTCTTTTGTATTTTGTATAAAACTTCCTACCGCATTTATCGCATACCTCTGAAAATTTAATCTCGTCCGAAATAGGTAGATTCTCTTTCAGGGCAAGAGACAATATCTTTTTCATCCGGCGACAAACCCGACAACGGACTGGGTCCCGATAACCCTTCTGCCCGAAGAACATCTGCTCTCGAACTGTAAAAGTAAACTTCCTTTTACAATCTTTGCAGGTTAGGATTTTATCTTTAACACCCGTTTCCATAATGGCCTTTTTTTATCCCTCAACATTACACGTAACTTATAAGCATCCCCCCAAGTCATTCTCTTTTTAGCGAGTATAACCCACCTTCTCACAGCATCTATTCCCATTTTACTAACCTTTTTCGGTTCCCAACCATAAACTGAAAATAGTAAAGCACTAGCCAGAAGCAATGAATCCCTAGAGGGAACACCGGCCATTATCTCAGATATTAACAGAGCACCTTCTATAGTATCTATATCACAAGTATATGTTGCAACCTCACTTTTTCTATTTGACATTATTCAGCGCCCCCCTTCAAAGTCTTGGCGTTTCTGTAAATTTTAATCAATCTGGGAAGTTCTTTTTTGATTTTCATTATCTTATTGGGGAGATCATCTAATGTAGTTCTGAAATAGTCATACCGCATATTGCCATTTAATTTGGTAATCGTGATATAAACTCTTGGAACGAAAATTCTGGGGATAGCGTAAACCGCTTTTACGCCCCCATCCATAATAGCAAACAAAATGAAGAAATCAGCAACCTCGTGATCCTTTTTCTTTAGCGTATAGAACCATTTAGTTCGCTTCTGTGAGGCTTTCTTCGAGGGTTTAGCTACCTTTACCAAAAATTTAATATTATTCCACTCAACGTCATAGGGAGCGTAGTAACCCGAAAGGGCATCCATATCTACCGCTTTCGGCAGTTGCTCCATTACCAGTTTAATTGCGTTTTTGTGGAGTAAATGGTGGTTTTTAGTATTAAACATAGCTTCTAGTCTTATTTTATACTGCTCTTTTTTCTTTGTCAAGCATCTATACCGTTAGTAGCCGGTGTAACTCACTCAATGTCCTCTCGTACCCTTCGGGCTTTGGCTTCTCTGATATCACTAGGACTAAATTTTACAGTCCAAAAATCAAGCATTTCTTATTATCTCCAACCATTCAGGACAACAATCCTCAATCGGTACAACGATCTTCCACTTCCCGCACTTATCACACCTGAAATATTCCGGCGGGGCCAAATAATCTTCAAACTCCTTTTGCTTTTCCCTGTCTTTATATTTCTTTGCAAAATCAACAGGTCGCAATTCTTGAACATCACCAACCAAAAGTTCAACCCTCTGCTCCATCTTTGGAGATGGCAAGCTCTTGTAGACTTTCTTAACAACTGGCAAAAGTCTAACCAGCTTGTCATAGCCTATCACGGCTACCCTCTCCGCTTCATATTTGAATTTTTCCACAAACCACTCGTAAATTTCGATGTAATAATAGGCCGTTCGCCGCTTGAATCCAAGCTCCGAATTGATCACATAGGACTGGAAGCTATCATAACCAAGAGCCTCATAATGCTTACTATCCCGGATCTCCTTCAGGAGTCGGCCCATTTCCACAAAAGCCATTCCCATCTGACGCTTCAAATTGAGAACACTTTTATGAGTTACAAACGCTACTTTTCCTTGAACCTCTGTAATTTCATTCATTATTTACAACCTCCTAAAGTAGTATAGATAAGCATACCAATCGCAATCATTACACCCATAAAAATCAACCAAAATATCCACATATCACTCCCTCCGGGGTATTTTTCTGTTGGCCTCAATAACGGGCTATTATCCATTTAAATAATCTCCTAAAACGGGATATCATTAGAATTTACATCCTCGCTACCGTCCGGACCCTCAGCTACTTCACCCGTAAACTCCTTGTGGGGTGGTACCTCCTCCTTCGCTACTTCTGTCTTCCCCTTCGGAGTCAGGAAGATAAAATCCCTCCCGACAACCTCGGTTGTATATACAGTTGCCCCCTCCTTATTTTCCCATTTCCGGGTTTGAAGCCGCCCTGTAATATACATTTTCTTACCCTTAGAGGCGAACTGGTTGATTATCTCTGCCGCTTTTCCCCAAAAGACAATGTTATGGTAATCAACAGCTTCTTTCTTCTCCTGAGTGTTCTTATCGAACCACTCACGATTAGTGGCAATTGAAAAGCTGAGTACCGGGGTATCGCTGGCCGTATGGCGCAACACTGGATCCCTCGTTAAATTTCCTAGTAAACTAACTTGATTTACTGATTTCATTGTTCATCACCCCCAGTCCCGTAATGCTCATCCATTCCTTTTAATATGGCAAGTTCAGGATTTAATTCGCCTATAGTTTTATTGGTCTTTTCTAATGCGCCCTCAAGGCCTTTATTACGTTGCTCCAACATTTTTATCTTTACCTCTAAGCCACTTTCACCAAGTCTTGAATACCGTCGAAAGTAATTAACAGCGTAGGCGAAAAGCACCAGAGCAGTCCCACGTTCTAGACATTTATACTTCGGGAACTGCTCGTCCAGTATTTCCTCTAATTCACTTTTGAACTTCCTTTCAGGATTCATCTTTTATTTCTTTGATAAACGGGGGGGGGGCGGTACGATTACCGAGCAATCCCCCCTCCGGCTTACAGCTTAGGATTGTGGGCGTAAACCCGTCCACAACCACACGATCCAGGCCACTCTCCAACCCCAGCCGGAACTAGCACATCATCGGTTTCCCTCTGTGGCCATTTCCCATCTTTCCACGCAGTAGGAGCTAGCTCCTCTACCGTCTGCACTTCTGGTGGTCTAGGGCAGAGCCAAATAGTGATAGCGTCTGTCCCTCGATAGAGAGTAGTAACGAATACTAGCTTCTCACCACACTCACACTTCTCCACGTCTCACCTCCCATTCTGTTACTCTATATCCCCAATCAACTTCTCAACCCGCTCTCTAGCTAAAATTGTTTCGGTAGTCAGCGGGGAAAGCCTAACCTCCTTAGCTAAATGCAAATGTGAGTTCATCGTATCCCTGCTTGTATGAAACCTCTCATTTTCCTTCAAAGTATCTAGGATCTTTAACAAATCAGATTTTATTATTACAGCCATTAATTAACACCTCCTTCTAAGTTCTCTCGGAGTTGGGATTGGAAAAGCTGCTCCACCCCATCAAGACCACTGTAAGCTCTATATTTACTTTTTGTAAGTATATGGGTAGAAAGAAGATTAAATAGCATTATTGTTAAGCTCCTCCCCAACCTTTTCTATCTGTTCAAGTATCTCATCTCTACTCATAGGATCTGCTTTAGTTGGTAGTCTTGAGAAGATATCCTCTAAGCTCTCTTTCAAGGTAGATCGGAATAGTTGTGAGATCAGTTTAATAACAAATTCATCAGCAGTATCGTTTATCGACTGGCGCTTCTTAACTGGGACCTCAGCCAAATCGTACAACTGATTGACTACATTCCTCGATACACC